CTCACATCAGTAACAAATACAAGCCTACTTACTTGTCATTTACCTTATATTGCGGACGGCTCCACAAATTCTCATACAATTACTGTAAATGGAAATACAAGCACAAAACCATTTGCACCTTATGATGGAGAAGAATATGCAGTAGCAAATCATGGAGGCTCTCTACATTCTGATGGTAGCGGAGATTATCTGGCAGTTGCAGCAAGCTCTGATTTTGATTTAGGAACATCTGACTTTACTATAGAAGGATGGGTGTACCCTACAGCTTACGGTAATGCAAACTTTCTTGTAGGACAAAATTATTTTTCAAGTATTGTTCAAATTAATTCTGGCAAACTGCAATTTTATTCGTCTCCAGCAAGTGCATATATAATTACTGCTGCAACTGATATTCCCCTCAATGCTTGGACTCATTGGGCAGTGGTACGAAATGGAAATGCTTGGGCTATTTATCTAAATGGTAAATCAGATGCTACTGCTACCAATGCTGCGGATGCGGGTTTTGATGGTACAAATCCGTTACACATAATGAGATGGAATAACTCTAACGGCACTACCGTAGGAAATGTAGCAGATCTTCGTTTTGTAAAAGGAACCGCAGTTTATACTTCCAACTTTACACCTCCCACTGCGCCACTCACGGCAGTTACAAATACAAAACTGCTTGTGCAGAGCACAGATGCAGGTATTATTGATAAGGCTCAAACAGCAGATGTTGTCCTTCTTGGGGCAGATGCTAAATCTTCTACAACTCAAAATAAGTTTTTAACAAGTTCAATGTATTTTGATGGTACAGGAGACTACTTAGCAGCAGATATAGACGGAAAATTTTTTACAAAGCCTTGGACAATAGAAATGTGGATATGGGCTCCAAACTATACAGGAACAAAAGCGATAGGGCCGTCTTTTGGGGGAGGATCAGGAGCTTGGAATACTACAAATGGTCATCAATGGATTTCTTATACCTATAATGGCGACTTATGGTTCCAGTATTTTGGCACAAATAATAGCTATAACAATATTAATATAGGAACTGTTCCCCTAACTAATTCTACTTGGTGTCACTGGGCGTATTGCTGGGACGGCACAACTCTTAGATTCTTTAAAGATGGAACTTTAGAGCACTCAACTACAACTTTTACGCCAAAAGATGTAGCTACCACTAATCTTAATCTCGGTAGACATAACAATGATTCAGAGTATAAAGAGGCTTATTATTCTGATGTAAGAATTACCAAAGGCTTAGCAAGATATACTTCAAACTTTACAGCGCCGACAGCGGCTTTAAAAGGATAAAATAATGGCAACTAACTTTCCAGATAGTCCGTCCAACGGCGCCACACATACGTTTGGAGGGACTACTTATACTTACAATTCTACAAAAGGTGTGTGGACAGCGCCTTCAGGAGGCAGCTTTACAGGGCTTTCTGATACTCCTTCTAGTCTTAGCGGACAAGGAGGAAAAACATTAAAAGTAAACTCTGCCGGAAATGCCGTCGAGTTTGCTAGTGTAGCTGCAGGGGACGGACAATCTCCGATTGTCTATACTGAACCTTCTGCAACTCATGATTTAAACAGTGATGGCAGTACTAGCACAGTGCAAATGCAGGCAGTAGACCCAGAAGGAACTGCTATAACTTATGCGATAGCATATGCGAATGCCACGAATGCACGTCCAAATCAACTTGCAGCAGATACCGCTATTAATCAAAGCACTGGTACTTTTACCTTTGATCCTTCTACAACTAGTGGACATGCGGGCAGTTTTAAAGCAAGACTAAGTGCCTCAGATGGCATTTCAAGTGCTAGTCGTTTTGTAAACTTTAATCTTAGCTTCAATCCAGATATTACATATTTAATTGTAGCTGGCGGTGGTGGTGGAGGTACACAGTCCGGTGGTGGTGGAGGTGCTGGAGGACTTCTTACTGGAACTAGTACTCTTGCTATCGGAACAACGTACACAGTTACAGTTGGAGCAGGAGGTAATGGCTCTGCAACAGGTCCAGGAGCTGCACAAGATGGTGGAAATAGTGTGCTCTCTGGTAGTGGATTTACTACTCTTACTGCGATCGGTGGTGGTAAAGGAGGTATCTATAATGGTGGTTCAGGAGGCAACGGAGGTTCCGGTGGCGGGGGCGCTGTAAACAACGGTGCGGCAGGCACAGGAACATCAGGTCAAGGAAATGCAGGTGCCTCGGGCGGAGTAGATAATGGTAGTGCTACTGACTTCGGAGGAGGCGGTGGAGGTGCTGGTGAAGCCGGAAACACTGATGGGCCCGGACATGGTGGCGATGGTTTACAGTCAAGTATAACAGGAACGGCTACTTACTATGCTGGTGGTGGTGCTGGTGCTCACCACCCTGCAAGTCAGTCTCCTGCTAGTGGAGGCCAAGGTGGTGGTGGTGCTGGAGTAAACTCATCCACGAATAGTGGTAACGGCTATCCTGGTACCGCAAATACTGGAGGCGGTGGTGGTGCTGGCGCAGAGCACAATAATACTGGAGGCGCAGGAGGTTCAGGAGTAGTAATTATTAGAACTACTTCAACAGCTGCTTCAAGTACTGGATCTCCCACTCTAACTACCGACGGATCTTTTAATGTATATAAATTTACTGGGTCTGGTAGTATAACATTCTAATAAAAAAGGGGCTTAGAGCCCCTTTATTTCTTCTTGAAGTGCCATTGTGAATCCACGTATTGCCATTTCAAGTCTTTGTACTTTTAGATTTTCTTGCTCTAATTGTTCTTGTAAATCTTGAATTTGAGCAAGATATGAGATTGCTTTATCAGATAAGCTTTTTGGATCTATTTTCTCATCATCTACTTGCATTGCAAGGCCGTCTCTATACCCTCCTTCATTTTCCCAATCTTCTTCTGGTAGCAGAGGTATTTCTACTCCATTACTCGGCTGAAGCTTCTTCTGCGGGGGCTTCTTCGCTACCATCTTCGTCCTCTCCTCCAGCAAAAATTCTCTCCTGAGCTTCTAGTTCTGCTTTCAGCAGGCTTACAAAACCTACTCGTGCAACTTCAATCTGATGAGATTTTGCTTTCAGTTGATTTGTTTGTATATTCAAATCTTGGATTTGATCTACGTAGTACTTTCCATTGTCGGTCATTTTTGAGACTTCGTATTCTTCTCCTCCAAGAACGACCGTAGGATTTTCTGGGTTAATAATTTGCATTTTCTCTCCTATTTAAAAATATCTTGCCAGTTACCCGTAGTGCTAGCTCTTGCATACTCTGTAGCACGATTCTCAAAAAAGTTGGTATGCTCAACCGCATTTAGCATATAGTCTAACCATGGCAAAGGATTATCTTCACTATGAAAAATCTTTTTCATGCCAAGACCAAGCAATCTTCGATCTGCAATATATCGAATATATTCCTTAACTTCTTCTGCTGTAAGGTCTGGAACATCTGCGCCTTCAAAGCAAAGATCAATAAAAGCATCTTCTAACTCTACTGTGCGCTCCGCTGCACAATAAATTTCATACTTTAGATCGTCATTCCAAAGTTCTGGATTCTCTGCAATAAATGTTCGGAATAGTTGAGACATTCCTTCTACATGCAGGCTTTCATCTCGAATGCTCCAAGTTACAATTTGTCCCATACCTTTCATAAGATTATGACGAGGAAAGTTAAGTAGAATTGCAAAACTACTAAATAGCTGTACTCCTTCTGTAAATCCAGAGTAGATAGCCATAGTCTTTGCAATGTTCATTGGACTATCCATACCAAAGTTAGAGAGATGCTCATGCTTATCCATCATGGCTTTATGTTCCATGAATTTTTGATACTCATCGTCCCCAAAGCCCAATGTTTCTAAAAGCAGAGAATACGCTTCTTGATGTACGGCTTCCATTGCAGCAAATGCAGATAACATCATGCGTACTTCAGGCTGCTTAAATGTTGGTAGATAATGTGTGGCATAGCCACAGCAAACATCTACATCTGCCTGAGTAAAGAAACGAAAAATTTGATTAATAAGTTTCTTGTTCCCGGGTGTTAGTTTCTCCCTATAATCCTTTAAATCATCCGCAAGATTGACTTCATCCGGAAGCCAGTGCATATGCTGTTGATTTTTGTAATGCTCATAAGCCCAAGGATAGTTAAAAGGCTTATAATACTCTCTTTCCGCTAATAAATTCATATTTATCCTTCGCACGCTACACAAGCGTCCTCGTCCATAGACTCAAATATTCTTTTCCGTAGGACTTCATCTGATATTGTTTCCGCTCTTTTATGTGCTTCACTTCGTAAGTAGTAAAGTGTTTTTACTTTCTTTTTCCATGCCATCATATGTATAGCATGAAGTTCTTGCTTTGATATATCTGAAGGGAAAAATACATTTAGAGATTGACTTTGACAAATTTGTTTTTGTCGATCTGCTGCCATATCAATAACCCATCTCTGATCTATTTCTACCGCAGTTTTAAATACATATTTTGTCCATTCATCTAAAAACTCCAGATGCTGAACAGACCCTCCACTTGTTACAATATCTTTCCATACTTCCTCTGTATCCATTTCGATGTCTTGGAGGACAGCCTGTAAATACTCATTTTTTTGTAAACTGGAGCCGGATTTAGTTTTTTGAGTAAATGCGTTAGCCCGATATGGCTCAATACTAGGACTTGTATTACCGCATATGATAGAGCTACTAGCATTAGGAGCCACAGCCAACAGATGAACGTTGCGACGACCAGTGCCGACTGCATCAGGCGCTTCTCCGCGTTCTTTAGCCAATTGTTCACTTGCTGCCTCCGCGCATGATTTTATATGCCAAAACATTGCCATATTTCTATTTTTTGCCTGAAAAGATTCAAATGGTATGCTATGTCTTTGTAAATAGGCATGGAACCCCATTGCACCAAGTCCAATACTTCTTTCCCGTGCAGCACTGTACTTAGCTTTCTTTAGCTCATTAGGAGCATTTTCAATAAAATGAGTAAGTACATTATCTAGCATACGAACTAGATCAGGAATAAACTGAGGATCATTACTCCACTCATCGTATTCTTCCAAATTTACACTTGAAAGACAACATACTGCAGTGCGCTCTTCATCTGTAGGGAGCGTGATTTCACTACAAAGATTAGACTGATTTACTTTTAGTCCAAGTTGCTTTTGACACTCTGGCAGCCCTTCTTGTACTGTATCGCCGAACATGATATAGGGCTCTCCAGTCTCTACGCGATTTTGAATAAGTTTTACCCAGAGAGTCTTAGCTGATACAACTTTTGTAGTAATACCACTGTTTGGATCAATTAAAGGCCAACTATCATCGAATCCTTCTTCTTTTGTGGCTCTTTCTATAAGTTCCATAAAATTGTCAGGGATAATGACACCATGATGAAGGTTTGTAGACTTACGATTAATATCGCCTCCAGTAGGCTTACGCATATCCAAGTATTCTTCAATTTCTGGATGACACATCGGTAAGTACGAAGCATAGCTTCCACGTCTTGTTACTCCTTGTGAGAACGCAAGCATCTCCGCGTCTACGACTTTAAGAAATGGTATAACGCCTGTAGACTCAGATCCATTACTGGTTTTCGAACCCACTGAACGTATATCCCCCCAATAACCACCAATACCGCCACCGACTGAACTGAGAAACGCATTTTCTGTATAGTGGTCGGTGATACCTGTTCTACTATCATCCACGTAATTGAGAAAACAGCTAATAGGAAGACCGCGCTTAGTACCTCCATTGCTAAGGATGGGAGTAGAGAACATGAACCAAAGTTTACTAGCGTAATCATACAGTCGCTGGGCATGTCCTTCATCATCTGCAAATGCCTCCGCTGCTCGTGCAAATGCTTGTTGTGGAGAACCTTCTCCGTCAACTAAGTATCTGTCTTGTAATGTTCTTATACTAAATTGTGAGAGATAACGATCTCTACGAAAATCAATATCTATATTCATCTAATTTACATCCAATATCTGAAATATTTTCCTTGCCTATTGCATCATCGCAGTAGGTCATTAAGTCCATTAGCTCATAGTTTGTGAGTAATTGTTCTGCATTTTCATTTAATGCTTGTATATGTTTATACTTACTCGGTATTGGAGTAGCATTATAAATGTCCATTGCATCGCCGTAATCTTTTATAAGCTGAACTGCTCTCTTCGGGCCAATGCCAGGAATTCCTGGAACATTATCGCCTTTATCCCCTGTAAGACACTTTAGGGAGATATAATCTTCAGGTTCAACTTCGTAATGCTCTCTCCAGTTATCCAACCTTACTTCTTTTCTTGTTACATAAGAGAATCTACTTACAGTGTCTTGAATAAGTAAGTCCCAGTCTCGGTCACTTGATACTAACCATATAGTTTCTAAATTATAAGCATTTTTATGCTTTACTAAGTGTGCTGCAACATCATCTGCCTCCACACCCTTATAGCGAAGAATAGGATATTTTTCTGAAAGTATCTCTAAAGACGCTTCAAACTCTTCGAAGAACTCTTCAAATGCTATCTTTTCTTCTTCGCTTTGATTTGCAAATTTTTCTTTTCGATTTTGTTTGTAATCTGGAGAAATGTCTTTTCTATAGGTAGAAGATCCCCAATCTGCTGTAACAATAATCTTTTTACAATTATACGAGTTAGCTAAACTTTCTATAGTTTTTTCATACTCGTATCTAAAGTCTGTTCTACCTTGGTGTTTCCAGCGAAATGCTAAATTCAAAGCATCTACGACTAGCACTGCATTTTCCTCACCATCAAGTAGTTTATCTGTAAAGTTAAATGCCATTTAGAAACTCCAGCTTTTCGTTCTTTAACCACTCATCTGCAACCATAACATAACAGCCTAAAAAGTTTATATCTATCCATAGAGAAAAATTTTCGGGCTTATCTTTTGCCACTACAAATATAGGAGAACGATTATATTTAAAAAACAACAACGGTTCTTGATTCCCTTGGTGCGCTTGTTGTACTACTTTATTCCACCATCGAATAAGATTATTTGTTCTAGGCGCGGTAAAAATTTTATCAGTAAGAGGAGAGTCTGAATAGTTTTTTACTTCTATGCAATACTTATTTTTTTCATGAGGAACATATAAATCTCCCTTTAAATACTCAAGAGCCCCGGAACTTGGGACTCTTTCAAACTGAAGGCCTGTATGTTCTCTTAATAAATCTCTTACTAGATATTCCCCTCGAGCACCTTTTGCTCTGCTATCTACCACAATCTCCTCTCTATTTCTCGAAGTATATCTAATTTTTCTTTGTACTCTGCAAGCTTTCCTAGTTCATCCTCGATTGCACCTACAACATCAGGATGCTCTCCTATTCCCACAGGACTTTTGAAATAGATTTGTATATTTGTTTCGTGGTACTTTATCTTTCCTAAAAGATAGTCTTTCATGTTTTCACACATCATGAAGCCTTGCGTCCATTGTGTGCCTAAATTATCATCTGGTTCCATTGTTTACTCCAGTTTGCTTATATTTCCTGACTTGATAACTTCTACTTTTTCAAGTAAAGGATGCGTCCATCCATGGCTTACTACATAAGTATTTAAATCTTCGCCTAAAAGAACTTCCACTAATTTTTCTCTACCAGTTTCATCAAGCACATTAATTACTTCATCAAGAAAAAGAATGTTAATCTTTGACTTTGATATACTACTCATCAGCTTACGAATAGCTATGAGAGTGGCAGTATTCACGCGAGCTAGCTCTCCACTAGACAGTGCGAGAATATCTACAATATTACCATTGTCCGTAATCTGAACATTGAGTTTATCATTCGATACAACAAACTCAAGTGTAAATCGTCCATCTGAAAGTTCTGCAAGATATGTGTTCGTTAACTCTTCTAAGTCTTTTACGAGATTTTCTATTTTATATGCAAGTAATCCATTTGTACTAAAAGCTTTTTTCAATACTTCTAAATTATTTACAATCTCTTGTTGTGCCCCTAACTCCTCTTGAGCAGAGTCTAGCTGGCTTTTGAACTCGTCTGTTTGCTCAAGAATTACTTGGATTCGGGTGTTTCTTCTGGTGATTCGCTCATTGTTTCTCGCTGTTTCCTCCAAAGACTCTTTTGCTGAAACCAAGTCAGCTCGTACTCTTGCCAAGCGCTCTTCCAGCTCTCCTTTGTCCAAGACGGCCACTGGGAGAGTTCTGTCAATGCTTCTGTACAAATCCTCCCACTCTCGCTGATCTTTTCTTGCAGCGTCATACTCTGCATTGTCTCGTTTAATTTCTGATATTCTTCCCTCAATTTCATATTCTTCCTTCCTAGCTTCCGCTATTTTTCTTGCCTCATCATTTATTAGAGACTGTTTAAATTCTGGATCAACGGCCTGCTCGCAAGTTGGACAATGATCTCCTAATTTTTCTAGCTTTGCCAAAAGTTTCTTTGACCCCGCTACCGATTGTGATAACTTTCCAAGATCGCTCTGCAAGCTATCATAGGATTGTGTACTTGTGATACTACAGTTTTGTGCTTTTGTTATATTTATCTTAGCCAGTAAATCTTTATAAGTATTATTTTGTACAATTTTTTTATTTTTTTCGGAAATATTTTTAATTTCCATCATAAGCCTGGCGGATTCTGTTTCGTCTTCAGATGTGTCGATAGAAATTTCAGACAGAGGCAGTATGGATGTATCACTTAATTTATTATCATTCAACCATTTTTCTATTGTTGATATTTTTGATTCTATGCTACTAAGAGCTATTGTGCACTGTCTTGACTCTTCTTTAAATAATTCAAAGAACTTTACGTAATGCTCAAGTTGAAGTAAGTCGATAAGAAACTTTTTGCGGTTCGTATCTGTTGCAGTAAGAAACTGCAAACTGCTATTTGTGTTCTGGTAGACCAACTGAGAGAAGGTTTTGAAATCGATTCCAATAATAGTTTGGAGTGTCTTATATGTATTGGTCGCTGTATGAGAGCTAATATCTTTCCCATCTTCCAAAAGACGAAGCTTAATACTAGACTTGCGATCAATAATGACGTCATACTCTTTCTCATCTTTTGTAAATGTCAAGTGTATATGATACCCTGCATTTACATATCTATTTGGTATATCTGCCTTTTTAATTCCTTTTGAGTTTTTGTTGTAAAGTGCTTCCTCTATAATTAAAGGTATGGACGATTTGCCCATACCATTTGTTCCAACTAATTGAGTTACTGTATTCGAGGAAAGGTCTAGTTCATTATCTGAACCATAACTAAAACAGTTACTCCATTTCAACTTTTGCAGAGTAATCATTAAAAACACTCACTATTTTAGGGATTTGGGTTTCTGATAATTCTAGAATATATGTTAAATACTCTACCAATTCTTCTTCTATTGTCATATCTTTATTAATTACTAATGTTGCTTCATTAGTACGTTTGACAACTTTTTTATCTAAGAGATCGCTGTTCTTTACATTTGCAAGCTCTTGCATATCTCCTTCAATTTCATAAATAGTGTGATGATAGTCTGTAGGTATCATCTCACTTGGATCTGTAACTGTTTTTCTTATCAACTGTGGTAGATCAAATGGCTCCCAAATCCAAGACCAGTCCTCTGGATTGATCAAAATATATCCAGTTTTTACTTCAGTTCTATGAAATGAAGTAGTCATCGGAGACCCGGGGTAGACAATATTTTTCTGACTATTACTATGTGCGTGCAAATCGCCCGCAAAGACGATAGGAAAATCCTCAAACCTGTCTAAGTCCACCTCTGGCTTGACGTGTGGAGGTATCTCTCCTCGTACATGAGTAAAGAGTGGTGCCGTTGATATAAACTTTTCAATGCTTCCTTCTCTATGTAAGTCGGCATAAGGAAGAATACTAAAACCAAGCTCTGAATCATAATATGAAATATCCGCTATTTTTACAAGTGGATTTATATCCCTAGTTACTTGCTTCAGTTGAGTAAAGAATGTTCTGTTTTTCTTTGTAGCTTCATGATTGCCATCATAGATAAGGGTTGGAATCCCTACCTCTCGAATAAACGAGAAGTAGAGTTCCAACTCTTCCATGCTAGGCAGACGGTCAAAAAGATCACCACCGATAATGTGCATTTCACACTGATTTTCAAGACTATGTATCTGCTCGAAAAATAATCCGTAACGGTTAAGTGCCCATTCTTTGGGCACATTCTTTTGACCTAGCTTTAAATGCCAGTCTGCCGTAAATAGAATCATGTCAAATCAAACTCTTCTACAGACTCTTCATCAACCTTAGCGGTTTCTTCTCGAATTTCATCGAGCAAAGTTTTTTGAGCATCAGGAGTCGGACGAGGCATAACATCATCCATAGACTTCAGCTCTGCGATCGCTTCCATCTCGGCTTCATCAAGTGCTCGCTGCTTGCACTTCAAGACTTGGAGTTGGTACTCTACATTGTAGGGCAGGGGTCCAGTCTTTACGCGCTTGAACTTAATATCCCATCCAGCTTCTGGATCTGTAGGGTCGCCCAGGTCTTCTGCGGCTGTAAGAATAGCTTCAAAGAGCTTCTTTTTAAGATTGATGATCTTGACTTCTCCTTGGTCAAGACACTGCATAGCGTAGCTCCAGCCACACTTCAGATCGGGGTAATACTCACGAACCCAATCTTTTTCTTTGTTATTAAATCGCTCCTCATTGCGATCAAAAGAAAGACACTCAAAAGGAATGTTCTTTCCATTCTTACCTTCTAACCAGTATACATATCGTGCGAGTACGTCACCTACGAGTCGGACTTCGTTGTCACCGTCGCGATAAGAGTAAGAAGTGATGCTGGACTTTTTAGCGCCTCCAGCGGCCTTGTTAAATGATAGTGCCATTAGTGTATTTTCTCCTTTGGGACTTCTTCATATTTGAAGTGAAGTTGAAATTCATCATCAATATGAAGTAGACTGTTATCTTCGAATAATGAAATGTCTACTTCTAAAAGATTTAGATCTAGACTGAGTTTCCCAGTTGCTTTATAGTCCGCTAACGGACGCATAGAGGCTAAGCCAAGATACTGGGCTATCTCGGCATACTCGTATTTATATGCATAATATAAGAGGATATCAGGATGAACTATAAAGGAATCACCCTTATAGTTGGTATTTGAGTATCGATAGGTTTTATCATATTTATTCAACGGAACGTGCTCCGTTGTTATCATTCTAAAGATGATAAAAATGGCCAAAGGATTTCCTTCAGCCGTTTCAAATATCTTTTTCCAATTATATAACAACATATTATACATCAAACCGCACAAAAAGTCAAGAACTATTTTTCTGTGTTATATCTGTTCTATTGAGTAGCCTTGCTTCATATAGTATCCCATACGATTAGAGGCTTGACGAGTTGCAGTTTTTCCTTTTAAATGAATATCGACCACTATTGGGTCTCGTTTTCCTTCCTGCTCTCGAATGACTCTTCCAATGAGCTGTGTGAGGAGAGGTTCGTTGTTGATAGGGGTACCGAGTATAAGGACAGAGAGGGAATTGACTGAAATCCCTTCACTAAATATCGCTTGAGTACCAAAAAGTATTTCTTTATTCCCATAATTTATCTCATCAATGAGGCTTTCGCGCTCTTCATGGGGAACTTCCCCTGTTACACAAATTGCATTGTCTCCTACAAGACGTGCACAAGTTTTCAGAAAGTGTACTCGATCTGATACTACAAGTACTTTGTGGCCTCGAGCAGCATAGTAGGATGCAAGTAACGAGACACTATGAACATATTCTTCATTGTTTGCCAGGTTATTTACCCGATTTGCCCATGGAATATTTGCACCATCCATAAAGCGTACTTCCGAACGATAGATATTTATCTTCGGAGTCATAAAATTTTCTTTGGGAGGCTGAAAAAGTTTGTTACCAAAATAGTCACGAAAGACCACATGCTTTCCATCTTTTCGCTCGATTGTGCCACTCAGTCCGATTTTGTACCGTGCGTGACTGCTGTCGATAATTTTTGAAAACGTTGGCGAAGATACGTGATGCATTTCGTCCAAGATAATTGTTCCAAAAAGTTTTCGAATTCGATCGATGTTTCTGTAGAGTGTTTGGGTATTACCAACCACAATACAAGGATCGGTATTCCAACTACCACTACCAATAATCCCTGGAGTAATTCCATATACTTTTTCTACCTCTTTTGCCCACTGATTTCTTAAAGGAACAGTGTGTGTAATTACTAATGTTTTTTGCCCTAGCTTTCCTGCGATTGCAAGACCTGTAAAGGTTTTTCCCCAACTTACCCACGCATTGATGATACTGCTATCGTCGAGTTCGTCATAGACGGTTTGTTGAGATTCGCGGAGTACAAACTGAAACTCAGGAAAATCAACAGGAACCATAACCCTCTTGTCCACCATTTCATACGCATTTGGTATTAGATCTCCTCGTCCGATTGGTATTGATACCAGATTTTCGCGCACCCGCTGCAGATTCTTAATAATGATCGGAGGATCTTTCGGATTCTGAGGTGCAATTTTATACGTCAATTCTTTGGATAACTTCTCTCGAAGTTCCAAATTAGCATCCATATAGATACGATTACTAAGTACTGCCTTCATATAAGTATATACAGTATTAATAGTACTATAACTACTATGTCTAGTCTTTGACTAAGTTTCATACTTTTCTTCTTGTATCTTTTAGTTTAGTTTCCGAATAATCATATAAAACCCACGGCAAATTACCATGATGAAGAATTCCTGCATACAGTATCTCATCTGCAGGAGGTCTAGGTATAACGAATGGATTTTTTATACCCTCTAAGTATAGTAAAGAGTTACTAGTTTTATTAACTATTCTTTTTATTCGATAGTATTTTAATTTACAAAACTGTGATTTTTCATAGATAAAGGGTATACCATAGCTATCTACAAAATGTTTTGATTTTGATTTCAAGATACCCCGAAAATTATCTAACTGGTGATGCAACTCTTGTAAATTTTTATGAGGGGTTTGTAGTCGACGTATGCCCAAGGTGTCCCCTTCCATATTTTTGTCGTCTAGGATTTTGTCGTCTAAAAATAAAAGACCATCCTGCCTATACCAGTTACCGGAAGGCATAGCATAGACAGGAAACTTAACCCTACTTATATTCTTATACTGAATCACCATACATTTTTTGGAATTTTCCCATTGAATAGTCTTCTCCGATTTCGAAGTCGCATCCGACAGGAGCCCCCGGAACTGTGATCCCTCTATCCATTTGAACAAAGTGTTGAAGCTGTTTGCAGTAAAAATCGATTTCTCCTTCTGGAACTTCCGCAAGTATTGAGTCATGTACCAAAGCAAAGATACGAGACTTCATTTGTTGCGATTTAATAAATGCCCCCATGTCTATAGCACCTAATAGGTTAATATCACTAGCAGCAGACTGAACCAAAAAATTAAGGCCAGAGCGAATGCTATGACTTCTGATACCTGGATCGGTACTTTCAACATTAGGCAATCTCCTCTTTCTACCAAAGAAACTATAGATAAATCCATTAGCTTCAATAAACTTCTGGTTGGAATCAATCCAACTCTTTAACTTGTGAAATGCTCCGAAATAATCTTTAATTACTTCAGATGCTTCTTGTCTTGAAAAATATTTTCCACTGTCTTTTGTTACTTGTTCACTAATTTTTGCAGGACCGGCACCATACATAATGCCAAAAGTTACTGCTTTAGCAGCTTGTCTCCGATCTGCATATAATTCTGCTACCTCTTCTACTTTACAAGGCAACTTAAATACTTTGTGTGCAATAGTACTATGAAAGTTTCCTCCGCTACGAAATACATCCATAAGTGCTGCATCTTCTGCTAGTACTGCCGCTACGTAAACTTCCGCAGTTGTTAAATCCATAGCTACTATCTTGTGGCCCTCTGCGGCTTTGATGCAACCTTTTACAGTAGGGTTATCCCTAGGAAGCTGTTGCATATTAAGTTTCCCGCTTGAACTAAGCCTCCCAGAAGTAGTACCGTGAAGATTAAAACCCGTACGAAGTCGAGAATCTCGATCCAACTGAGGTATGATCTTGTCAAGATAAGTATTTTTGATTTTTGATTTTTGTCGTATGTCCAAGATCCGTTTTGGTACGTCCGATTGAAGGCTGAGTTCTTTAAGCACTTCCGCGTCAGTAGAGTCTGCGCCCGTGCCAGTTTTCTTTCCAGTCGGATTGAGGCCCAAGAAATCAAACAAAAGACTGCGCAACTGAACAGTGCTATTTGGATTAAAAGGTTTTCCATTTAACTCCTCAAATTTTCTTATCCTGTCATTAGTATACAAAGCAGAGATAGCTTCATCAATATCATTCTGCATTTGTTCTTGTCCGAACAGAAGTCTTGTGCGATTAAACGGCACTCCATTATCTTGAGTATCGACTAGAAATCTAGTGCCTGGCAAAAGGATATTTTCATATACTGATAATAATTTTTTGTTCTTATGAATAGCAGGATAAAACTTTTCATAAATCAAAAAAGTACACACTGCATCCATTGCAGCATATGTTTTCATAACATCAAAGGGAATAAAATCCCAGCTAAACTGATCTTTTAGTATACCGTGCTCTTTTCTATACCTATCTATCCACTCATACATAGGCTTTTCGTAGTCTCCATAAGGAGTGTACTTTAGGGAAAGTTGTTTTAGTCCATGCCCTCCAGGATTTTCATCAATTAAATAATGCAGCAACATAGTGTCGCCAAACTGAGGGAATTTAAAATGGAAGTGATACTCAAAGAATGCCATATCAAACTTGGCATTATGGAATACTACTGTTTTCTGATTAAATAGGGTTTGCAAAAGTGATTCAGTGCTATCATCAAAGCAGTTGGTATCAATATAAGCCCCGCACTTGCCATTATAACTAAGGCTAATGCCCAGCATATAACCGTCTCTAGGGTAGAGACCAGTAGTCTCAGAGTCAAGAGCAATGTATTGGCATTGGTCTTTGATGGCACGACGAATAAATTCATTTGCTTCCTCTGTGTCTTGTATACCAAAAGCTATACTACTATCGATGATTACATCTTCAATATCGCCAGAGATATAAGAATGTATATTTTTTACACTTTCTTGCCAAGTACGCTTTGCCTCCGGCTTAAATGCGAGCATAGCTGGATTTATAACAGGCAAAAACTTGTCGTCAACTTTTTTGCCTGAGTACTCTGTAACTGAATTTATTTTGGTAAAGTACTTTAAAGCATCCGAGCCTACAAGTACTAGCCAATCATAATCGTCAGTATTAATATCAATGTCACAATCTCTTTTTAAAACTTTTTTGATTGTAGGGTCAGAACAAAGTTGATACTGATCGAAGTCAAATTCGAATTCTTTTTTAAAATTTGTTTTACTTGGTTTAGTTTCTATTAATGCAACTTTAGGCATATAATTTACTCTTCAATTTGTCTACTTGAGTTTTAGCGAGAGCGCCGGGATCTAAATTCTTATCCCCGAAAGAAATATTTCGAGTATCAATATCTAAACTTTCACACATCTCACGAATTTTTTTAGAGGCTGATTGCCCCGCATCATCGTTATCTAAAAATACATCTATTCCTTCTATTCCAGATACAGTGAGTACTTGGAGTTTTTCTTCAGTGACATTATTTACCCCAAAACAACAGACAGCATTTGTTAGTCCTTTGTCATGTAAGTTAATAACATCAAATATTCCTTCAACTAAAATAATTCTTCCTTGAAAAGGTTCAACAATCGGGAACAAAGGGAGCTTAACCCCTGGAGGGGTATTCAAATACTTAGGTTGTTGATCCCCCGTTGTTCTTGATTGAAAAGCTACTATTCGTGCAGATCTATCCCTTATTGGAAAGCAGATTCTTCCATTAAAGTCTTTCCCTGCATGAATAAAAGCCTCAAAATCTTTATATGTTTCTGGTTTTACATTTCTCCAGTTTCCTACATAGGGCATATAGCCCTCTGGCATTTGTAATCCTGAGCTTTGGAATCTTATCTCATCTATCTTTTTTCTCATAAGCTGCTTTCTAAGTTCCATCTTATTTGCTTTTTGACCAAAATGAGTAAACAAGTTACCCTTATAGCCACAAGAGAAACAATTAAAAATTCCTGTTATTTGATCTACTCGCATACTAGGATTACGGTCTTCGTGTTCAGGGTTTAAACACCGAACAAGAAAGTCTTTGCCCTTTGGTATAAAAGGAATATCTTTAGTATTAAGTAAATCTTCTACGTTCATTAACAGTCCGGATCAAAAGATGCCCACTCTTCTATTTCTGTAGGCTCATCGTAATTATCATCAATACTACAAAGCCAAGGCCCACTATCAGGCTCAGAGTACCACCAGTCCTCTTCTAAAGCATTAGGGCATCGTACAGGATCTCCATTACTATACCCATCTCCGACTAGATACTCGCCACAGTTTGGGCAAGTATCTCTTGTATTCCAATGTTCCATAAGTGCGTCGTGCATATCCGGCTTCTCCCATCCAAATAAGTGCCATAGTACATACTCAAGCACTATCTTCTCATTCTGGCAATATCTTTCATTTCTTCTTCGTTGATAACTGGTACCGCATTGGATTTATGCAGGGTTCCGATACCCTTAACGAGGGTTCCTGTATAACGTGGGCTCTCCACCCTAGCGGCAACTCCAACTGTTTCGGGAGCTGAGGGGTATTCAGGCACACTCCTGCGGAAATTATTTCGTTGAGGGACATAAACACTCCCTCCCGTGCTAGTCTTAACTTTTCGCGCATTATTACGCTTCTTTCTTCCCGTGACATCGTGGCGTAGCGATCCATAGAACATCCCCATAAATAAAAACTCCCATCAATTTCAAGATATATTATACATGAAATCAACGGGAGTGTCAAGGAATATTTTTATTATAGGTCGTTTATTTCTTCGTCACTCTTATGAGCTGAATCTTCTCTCTCTTTCGGAGTGAGTGCAGTCTCTGGACCTATCTTCAAAGACTCCCAATCCATAGTGGAAGTAAATGACTTCATACTTGCAGCACGCATTTTTACACAATTAAATGTGATACACGCATCTTCCTGATCCCAGGTTTCTAGCGCGTAAGCTGCGTCAGCTGCATCAAGAATACCTTTTGCAAATCTAGCCTCTCCCGTAGCATCTGTTTGATACGGAGAGAATACTGTACAATCATACTCTTGTGCCATGGATTTTAGGGCTTTACTAACTTCAATCTGTTCCGTCCAGTCGTACTGTCCACCTCTCGAGGGAGCGGAAGATCTTTTAACTTGATTAATATAGTCTACAATTATGACCCCAGCTTCGATTCTATTCACTTTCTTATCCAACTCTGCTCGGATCTTAGCAAGAGTAAGGCTTGGATCATAAACTACATCAAGCTGTTGAGTCGGGAGAAGCTCATGCTCGGTAGTAAGTTTATGATGAAAACTTTGAAAATCGCGCTTTTCTCTATATTCTTTCAAGCGATCTTGGCCCTGCTGAAAGCGGCTTGCCCACCATCCAGCAACTTTTTCCCACTCAGTTACACTTAAATTTTGTGTTCTAAGTCTAGCAAAAGGTACTGCAGTAGCAATCGAACAACACCTTTGCAGTATTGAACGACTATCCATTTCTATGGTGAAATAGATAGCTGAACGGCCAGATTGAAAAACATTGTTAGCAATATTTGCACACGTTAGAGACTTACCTGCACCTCTACGTCCACCTACTAATACTAAGTCTCGAGGAGAGAACTTAATATCAAAGTCATACTCAGTATTTAGCCCAAGACCAATATACTTATCAATCTCTTCTTCAGGCTCAAACAGCTCAATTCGCTGCATACTTTCCTGGGGCAACTCTAATTCAACTTTATCTTCTACATCAAGAACTATTTGATGTAGCTCTTGTACAGATTCCTCTGCACTAGCAAAGAGCACAGAGTTATCTAAATAATTATCAAGAGAGTTTAAAATTTCTTTCTGAGTATACTCATTTTTAAGATACTCAAGTAGAGTGCCTGCATCAATATCAATATTGACGGCTTCAATAGCAAATACTTTATCTCTGGTAGGAGCGTGTCGTGTACTTAATTTTAAATCATCGAACGAAGGGAACGCATGGAATTTTTCACAGTGCTTGTCTATGGAATCAAAAACCAGATGATATTCCGTGGGCAAATAATCTTTCCGCAGATAGCTCCACGTTTCAAAATCGCGCAATGAAATACACTGCTTTAATAAAGCACTGGCAATATTCAATTGTTCCCCCGAACAGAAAAAAGCTGGCCCTCACTTCGAGAGCCAGCCGCCTACATCAAAAAGTTTTACTGAGCCGCTTTGGCTGCTTTAGCCGCGCCATCATAGTCAGCTGCTGTCAAACCGCGACGAGTAAGCATAGTCTTAACGCCACGAGCAGTTTTACCGATGGATTCAGCAATAGCCTCAACAGTCATTGAAGCAACGTCAACACCATCCAATGGGTCTACATTTGAAGAACCCTTTGTATTTTCTTGGCGGGGGATTGCATCAATATCACCAGAGCGAAACAGGCTGAGAGCCTTGCCGCGAATGCTGTTGACAGATCGGCCCAGGGCCTCTGCAATAGCTTCAACGAAAGCACCGTCGTTTACCATAGAAACAAACGTAGCTTCTTCAGCTTCTGTGTAGGTACGTACACTCTCTACCTTGGGTGCGGGAGCAACATGATCAGTCAGCTCCATACTCAGGATCTTGCCCTGAATAGACTTAGGTGAGAAAGAGCCGCCTTCGAAATGCTCAGCGATTTGAGCATAAGTGTACTGACCAGAGTTGTCAGTAACGAAAGCGCGGAGGGTAGCTTCTTGACCTTCGGTAAAAGACTTACCAGAAGCCGCAGAAGCAAGCTCTACTTCAAAACCCATCTTTCGCAGCTTGCTAGAGATAGAACGAGTAGAGGTTTCAAGCTGATCTGCTGCTTCTGCAACAGTCGCTTGAGATACGGGGCTTTCGCCACCAACAAAGTTAGTGAGCGCTTCAGTACGCTCATCTGTCCACTTGGGAAGTGCCATATTTTTTCTCCAAATAGGATTCTAAATCCGTGATTATTTCAATGCCAGATTCTCTGGCTTGTTTAGTTTTTGCTGATTCAATACCGCTTTCATTTACGAGAATCGTTACATCTTTCGTTAAGCTAGACTTCACTATATAGCCAAGACTAGCGAGTGCTGTGCCTGCTTGAGCCTTAGTCTTAAAACTCTTAAGCTTTCCGGTTATGCAGACAACTCCCCGATTCATTTCTGTGGGTAATACACCCGGGGGAGTAAACTTCATATCGAATGGAAGACATCCATCGTAGAAGGAATAAAACTCTTCATCTAACCAGTTGCACAGATTCTCAGTTGCTTTTGGGCCTAATCCGGCACGCTCACAAGTGTCTGGTGTAATTTCAGTAATAGATTGCACAGTCTCAGACAGCTTCTTCGTTGCCGTTTTTCCGATCAGTGGAATACCAAAAGCAGGTAATACCAAATCAAGAGGAGCCGAAGTAGAGTTTTGAATCTCTGCGTGTAGCTTTGTACCGAGCTTTTCGCCCAGTTTCTCACACAGTAAAAACTCATCATAGAGATAAACTTGATCGAAGTCCTCTATCTCCAGCTTCTCTATTGTTGCAGGGCCAAGCCCTTTAATCTTCAGAGTTTTTGCAAAATGCTCGATCTTCCTTTGTTTCTGTGCTGGACAGTTACTGCCGTAGCAGTAGTACAAATCATTGACCGAAGTAAGCTCGCCACCACAAGACGGACATTCCGTTGGCGGTAGGATTGATCTTAGCATTTAGATAACTCCGAAAATGTAGAATATATTATACGAAAAACTGAGGTAAAAGTCAAGAACTATTTTTTGGCAGGTCTGCTCTGCGAACGATTCGCGGAATAATGTCTCCACTACGTATTACCTCTACTTTGCAACCGATTTCCAGGTCCAAAGAGCGAATGTACTCGATATTGTGTAGAGTTGCCCTGCCCACGAGAGCACCTTCTACTTCGACTGGATCAAGTAGATCCCTCTT